CGTGGATCGGTGGGCGCTATGTTGAATTTGATATCGTTTCCCAACTGGGATTCGGTTCGCAATTCCATTTGCGGCCATCTGGCATGGACGAGAAAGACGTCCAATTAATGGCCCACATGGATGATTCCCCAAAGGAGTCAGACAGTGACAACATGAGAACAGCGCACGAAGACGTGGTGCTTGAGGGTCCTTCAAATGATGCGCCACCCATTGCTCTGGAAGCAGCGGACGCATTTAAGGACACCGGCATCAACGGTATTATCGCGCGTGAGTACTTGATTGTCACCTACACGTGGACCGACACTCTGGGTCGCGCTACCATTGGCGTGTTGCAATTCCCAGAATCTTTGTTTGCTATTGTAAAAGAAGCGAGCAATCTTTCAAATTTTGCACTTTTCACTTGTGAGGGTGTTGAGATTCGCATACAAACCCAGTCTACCGGAATGCACTCTGGTTTGCTCCAAGTTGTCACCCAGTCAAGCACGCCGTCAAGCAGTGTGATCTTCACGGATCAAATTGCCGGCAGCTTTGCCACTCATGCTATTATGGGCTTGAATCTTTGTCCGACTCTCATTGTTCGGATTTTGTACAATAACCCATCACAAGCTATGGCACTGGTGAACAACCCACAGTATGATGTCGGTTCGATGGCCATTCAGGCTATCACCGATCTTCAGGTGACGACAGCCGACGCCAGTCACTCTGTTCCGATACAGGTGTTCGCTCGTTTCATCAAACCACGCGTTTTCGGTCCAACCCTGGACACGTATACGTTCTCCCTCTCATCGGGGGCTCCCCCTAAGAAGAGTTCCAAGTTCCTCAATAAACCAGTCAAGACGCTCCCGAGACTTGAGGCACATGCCCCTTCTAGCAAAGAAGCTGTTCAGAAGTCGGAGAAAGGGTTGATTTCTGGTATTGCGGAAACGGTGACTGGCATAAGTTCTGCGCTCTCGGTCGTTCCTGGCCTTGGCGCGATTGCCGCTCCGATTGCTGGTATTTCCAGCCTTGTTGGCTCGTTGGCTTCGGCCTTTGGGTTCAACATGCCCCCTACCAAAGTTGCTCCTGTCCCCGCGCTTCTTTCAAGCTATCCATACACTACCAATGGCAAAGGTCTCGCCCCCGTTGAAGTGTTGGCTTTGGATCCAGAAGCCAAAGTTGCGTGTGCACCAGAATCGGCTGGTTCTACAGTCGACATGATGAACATTAAAAATTTCTGCAGGCAACCCTGCCTGGTGGATTACGGTAGCATCGCCACGACAGTTACAGATAGTCCCGTGGTTGCAGTTTGGGGTGTTGGTCCAGAGTTTGGCGCCTATAAGAGTTCAACGAACACTTACGCCAACCGAACCAACGTTGCAAGTTCGTTTTTCACATTCTGGACTGGTTTGATGGCTTATGAGTTGTACGCCAGTTGCTCGCGTTTTGTTAGCGCGAGACTTGCCATTTCTTGGCATCCAGCTGGGGCTGCAATTCCCACAAACATTGTTCCTGGTGATATCATTCTCGCCTGGACCCAGATTCAAGGGGAAACGAAAATGTCCTGGTCTGTCCCAGTGGTCTCAGCCCAAGAGTGGTTCTCATGTTATGTACCTTCATCCATCAACTACACGCATAACAGTCGTGTCCAAACGATTGGAAATGGCTTTTTATGCCTTAGCGTGCTCGGAGAAGTGACGTCCAACAACACGTCTGACTCCGGGTCAGTTGAATGGGTTCTGTACTCCATGGGTGCCAATCTAAGGTTTAATCGACCATCACGGATACCCCAGCACTATTCCCAACCTGCCGCGTTTACTGGATCTCGGCGCGTGCAGACCACTAAACCTGCAGTTAGTTCTCGCCTCGACAGCGAGGACTTTGAGATCCTAAGCCGTCGTCCAGGGCCTAGCGAGGACACGGTTTTGTTAGTCGTCGGGGACCAAGTCCTCGTAGACGCACGTGACAGTGTTCGAGCCAAGGCGCATATGGCAGCGGTTGGTGATGTAAATTCATCTGATGGAATGACGTTTCCACCCCTCGCTCCAACGGAGGGTGCAAAAGAGACGGTTGGCGTTTACATGCCTGAGGAGATCGAGGATTTTAGAACCCTCTTTCACCGTATGGCAAATTTAAGTCCACCTGCTGGTGATCCTGGGGGCTTCAACGCGAATGGTCAGTATTGGATTTGGCCACTCTTCCCTCAGGGAGAGTTTGGTCGGTTCATGCAATCGTTTCGTGGTTGGCGTGGGTCTCTCAAAACCTACGCAGCTCCAATTCAGACTGTAACGCTCACCGGCGTGACCACTGTGTTCG